CTATTCTTCTTTCAGGGTGTAATTCCAATCAGACGAACCACCAAAAGTTGCTCCACCGTATCCACTACTTTGAGTGCCTAACGCGCCTGAAGATTGAGCACCAACACCAGACGCTTCTTGTTTCCTCCCCACATTATCTAAAGGAGCTAATCCCTTAGTGTTCCTCATCTGTTGCCTAAAACTTGAAGTAACATCAGTGATAATCATACTTTTCCTGAGCGTATCAATATCATTCATGTAAATTCTTAATGAATAGGGTATGGTAAAATCCTCGGTATAATTTATAGAAAATATATTTTTTCTTTGAGAGACTTTGCTACCTGCATAATTAAGCGCTTTAACAGATTGAGTTGTACAGTTAACACCAGTCACATCGTAAACATCAATAATTCTCCCAAACTTTTTGGTGGACTCCATTGCGGAGGTACTACCTATTTTTTTACCTGTATGCCATCGGTTTTTAAAATATCCCATTATTGCGATGATATCGGTATCTCTGATATTATAAACCTGAGCCTTCATTCTATAAAGTTCGGTTGACATATACTCAATTGCTTCATGATCCTGCATCCAAATTAAGACACCATCACCTGATATCTGTAATGGGCTTACATCGGCATAACGACCATAGGAAAACACATTTATTCCATTTTCGGTATGAACAGAAATGAATGTATGACCTGTGCCCTTTGTCTCGACCCATAAAAATACCCTTAGGTAACTATCTGCAGGTGGTGTCATACATATTTAACAATATGTATCGAGTTGACCCAAGAGTCTTGATTGCCTAATTATGTCCCTGTTGTTCATTTGCATTTTTCCTTGCAAGGATATAAATAATAATCATTGATACAGGAAATGAAATCAATATCCAATGTATATCTTGATTTTTAATGAATTTAAAAAAAGTTGAAAAATTTAGGATATAAATAAATGTAGCAACATTATTCAGCAGGCTAATTAAAAAGACAGAAAAAATCATTCGTAAACTATATTTTAATTTATTTCGGAACAAGAATAGGGCTGTACACAAAACAAATAAAAAATTGTTAGTCAACATTACATAATCAGTGGCATGAATAAAAAAAGATAATTCAGGTGAGGTGTAATCCTTACTTGGCCACGGGGTTATTACTTCTTTGATAGTTAAATCAAGAGAAATAAATCCCGCATTACTAAAAACAAATAAAATTATTATTATAAGCATATTGAATAATGACTTAATCCACATTTACCCCTCCTTATCATTTTTGTCAGTTCGAAAACCAACTCCAGTTAGAAAATTCTTTATCTTACTCATGATAATTGCACACTTGTGATACACAGCAAGACAGGATATACCAGAATTATTTATATATTCTAAATAACATTCCAAAATAGTGCTACACCTTGTATAACGTAAGCCCTTTGTATTCAAATGGTTGAAGGCACTATGTGTAGCAGCATTATGAAATACTATTTAGTATGATTGACGAGAACGCTGTAAAATTCAGGCAGGCGTTCATGAGGTAATTCAGAGTGATGTTTGGGTTTTACTATGGTGAGAGTACCCGCCATCTCATTGGCAGGACTATATTCAAGGATGTCATTTTGAACTGCGTAACGCATGATGGCAGTAACACGTTGTTGTAATCTTTGAGCTACGTCGTGCTTACCGTCGGTGTCAACAGCTTTGATAGGCTCTAACAGTTGGCTGGTTCGCAAAGTACGTACATCAAGCGTACCAATATAGGGGAAAATGTATTGTTCGAGATTTCGCATAATCCTATCTCGACGGCTTTCACTCCACCGTTTATTGCTTGCGTACCATGGCAATCTGTTCAAAGGTATATGCGCCCTTTGATTCGGCTTGTGCGTCTTTTTTCTCTTCTTTGGGATCAATACGTTGGGCAAGCAACTTTTTGGCTTTGTCACGTTTGGCGCGTGCATCAGCTAATGAGACGGCAGGATAAACACCAAAAGCTAGTCGATCTTCTTTTTTATCGGTAGGGCGGTGGTATTTCATGCGCCAGTATTTCGAACCGCGCGGCGTGATTTCGAGATATAAGCCAGCTCCACCCGCTAATTTATAGGATGTCTCTTTAGATTTCGCAGTCTCGATTTGTCGGGCGTTTAGTTTCATTTTTGGGGCACATTTAAAATCAAAGTGAAGGATGCCCCCAATTATGCCCTCTACTGAAGTAGCATACAGATTGTAATGGACGTAAGTTGAGTGAAAAAGCGAGTAAGGAATTGCAGAATGGGGATTTCAGGCATAAAAAAAGACGCCTTTTAGCGTCTTAATTTATATGGTGCGAAGGCCGGACTCGCAAATTTATTTAATATAATGAATTAAAACTATTTTTTATTACTTAAATATTAAAATGCCCCTTTTTATGCCCCCATATTATTTTGTTAATTTTTTAATCAATAAAGTGAAGTCAGTACACTAAACGCCCTGAGCTAATGACTGACGACGAATGCCGTCGGAAGTGAATAGGTTGGTGCGTTTAACGTTCCGAGCTATAGAGGGTTGCGACGAATTGCGTCGGAACCTATTGAGTGGTTGAGGAGACAGCCAACTGATAGCCCTGCCAGTAAGAAGCCTTTCCCATAACCGTGATCACCTGACCTTTCTGTAATAGCATCACCGAGAGCGCCATCTCATCAAAGCCAACGACACGCAGCGGGTAATCACTGCGTTTGTCGCTCTGTACCCGCATGGTAGCAACTGCCATCACTTTACCTGTCTGGCACTCTATACGCTTGGGAGCAACGGTAATCTTCCCTGTGACCGTTGCTATGTGAGGTTGAGTGGTCATTTATTGCTGGTCTTCGGTATAGATACCCGCTGAGATAATCGCCCCACCGATTTCACGCGTTCCGTACAGAACGGGAACCGGATTCCCTTGTGCAGTCGTATTTACCGGGCCACCAAACGCATAAGAGGGTTTATTTTCCGGTGATTCGCGCATTCTCAACCCGGGCATCTGAGGGGATAGCATCTGGACAACGCCACCGAGTGCCATTGATGCCCCCGCAGCCCCAACGGAAAAAGCCATATTCGCAGACATAAATCCGACAGGACTCCACACAGCTAGAGCCAGCAACGCAACCCCTAAAATCGTTTGAAACAGTCCGGCGCGTTTACTGCCGATAATGACAGGCAGGAGATGAATAGTTTCTGTGCCTTTCGTCATATCAATCTCATCCTGACTGATATTTTTCCCACCGACAAAAATGGCAAATGTCAGCCCTTTTTTATGTGCTTCCGTCATATATTTTTCAAAACCGGGCAACAGGCAATGCATGGCACTCATTGCATGTCTGGCATCCCGTGCTTTGTATTTAAATTCTTTACCAAAGCGGGAAATAAGCGGGCCATGAAAACGCACGGTTCGCATCGGAACATCGATAAAAGCCATAATTACCTCTGGATGATCTGGTTTTTCAATCATGGTAAGAATCAATAGGTTAAAATTATAACACTTTCCTATGATTCACTGCGAACGTAATACGTATGGAGTCAGTTACATTCAGCAAAAGGTATGGTGGAAATCACCATACCCACCTTAAAGATGGTCACGATTTTGACCATGTTGTTTTATAAGGCTTTTACTATGACGGCTTAAACTCAAGCCCTCCTACTGTGGTGATTTCCACCCTAGTTGCTTAACTCATTGATTTTTCCGAGGGGGTCACTTTGACCACCCGGGCAACTGAAAAATATTTCTCACCTGATAGGCTCACCTCTTTAAGAGGTTTGGTTAGTTATTGCTCTCCTCTTAAAGAGGTGTACAAATTCTGTGAGTCAGCCAGACTGACGCTCAAATTGTGAGTAAATAGTATTTATGCACACAGCCGTTTGCGAGTAACTACCAGTTACGCTCAAAATCCAATTATCGGATATTGGATTTTGCATCGACGAATTTCGTCGGCACAAATAGCCACCAGCTTGCATACCGACATCATCGGCGCTCAAATTATAGGCAGACCCCGAATTCGGGGTTTGATTAAATATCAATGGGTTAGCTAAATCCCATCAAAGCTAGCCAGTCGTTGCCTTTGTTCATCACTGAGACTGAAAGCAAACTCTTCATGCTCACTCTGCCATGTGCCAAAGCTCATCAGGAATGCGATTGCAGGGTCAATCTTGTTCGCGGACTTCTTCTTGTTCGGTTTGATATTGGCGTTCGCGTCTGTCTCCATCACCACATTGGACATTGCCCATGCGAGCACCGGATCGCCGTTGTGACGAATGACCTTGCGGTTAACGAACACTTCGGCAGATTTAGCGACGGGGCTGAAGCGCATGTAGGTTTGCGGGAATGGCTCAACCTCAACCCCAGCGCCTTGTAGCTGAGTTCTTAAGTGTGTAGCGTTCCATGTGTCAAAGCCCACTAGCTTGATATCAAAGTGCTGGCTGTCTTTAAGAATATCGTCACGGATACGGTCATAATCAATGCAGTCGCCTGTTGTGGTGCGTATCCAGCCTGATTGTGCCCACTGGCGATAAACAGCCCGGTTCTTGTTGGCAGGGTTCTGTAGCTGGGCTTCGGGCAGGTAATGACGGGTCAGTAATAACAGTTCATTCTCCACGGGGAAGGTGTAACAGATGCTGGTGATATCGCCCGTTGAAGATAAGTCCAAGCCCGCGTAACACTCCAGTCCTTTCAGGTCGTTTTCATCATAATCAGTCTGGCAGGCTTTCCATGCGCCTTCACCCATCCACGGCGTTTCACCCTGACACCAGATATTAAAGCGTTTGGTTAACATTTCCGTCCATTGTGAGGGAATGCCACGGGCTTTCTGTATCGTGTCATGCAGTGCGTCACTGTCTACCGAGACATCCAGATTGGGGTTAGCCTTGATCCAACGTGTTTCATCATCAATCTCGTTCTCGTCGTCCAGTTCGTAAATCAGGGCAAACAGCGATGCGTTGTGTTCTTCGCCATTCAGTATCTGACAGCAATAGTCATAATGCTGTTTACAGGCCGATATCACGTTACTGCCCGCCGTGGTAATGGCAAACAGGACACCTTCGGGACGTGCGCCCATCCCCAATTCAAGGGCAGAGTACACGGCGTTATCAGGGTGTAGGTGATATTCATCGACAATGGCAAGGCTGGGGTTAGTCCCCTCAATCGTGGCAGCTTTCGCCGCTAGCGGCTTTAACAGGCTGTTGCTCTTTGGATAGGTCACTTTGTGCTGCTGGATAGAGACCCGTCTCTTGAACGGCTTTGATAGCAGACACATCTGGCGGGCATCATCAAACACAATACGCGCCTGATCGCGACTCACGGCGGCGGTGTAGATATCCTGCTGTCCGTTCTCCATCACCAAGAACCAGTTCGCCAGTATCGCGGCAACCGTGGACTTCGCATTTTTGCGCGGCACCTGAATGTAAGCACTGCGGTATTTTCTGCGTCCGGTGGCCTTGACCTTGAAGCCAAACAGATTGGCAAAAGCGAATTGCTGCCACGGTTCCAAGACAATCGGCTTACCCCGCAAATGGCCTTTGACGTGCGGACAGAGACGGGAGAACGCAATAAAACGCTCTACCACCTCAGTATCAAACGTGTAAAGCGGGTTATTCAGGTCGCTATAATAGCGTTTCACGGCCTGTTTCAGACGCTTACAGGCCGGAGTGCCATTTTCGACATCAAGAGCGTACTGCTCCCATGCATTCACTGTGACCTCACTCAGGCAATCAGCACATCTAAATCATCAGGCTCGTCGCTTTCTATCGGATTTCGGCGGCGGGATACCGGATCAAAGCCCAGCAATGACGACATTTTTATCATGATTTTTTCGGCATCGGCTTTCGCTTTCAGCGACGGGTTGCTGGTCGCTGCGCCGCGCGAACCTTCCACCGCGAACCCGCGCAATTCAATGTCGGCCACGGCTTTACGGTAAATCGCATAGTTGACGCAATACAGCTCTAAGTTGTTCCAGTCTGCCGGACTGAGATCTTCTCGTTCGTTAAGAATTTTGGCTTTTGATTTCCATTGTTCGGCAGCGATATCATTTAAATAAACTGGGGGTTTGGGTGCTCTTGCCATAATCTATTGTTTCCTATGAAGTTACTGCTATTGAAAAAAGTGCCGCGCATAAAAATTTGAGGAGGCGGGCGGTTCCTATGAGGGGGGTGTTTGTCATTTTTTACTCCCCCACCCTGATCATTTCATTTGAAACTGTTTTTCTTGTGATTAATATCAAATCATAATGTGACTGTTTTATTCCGCAACTAATCTGCCTCGATACTTTGCCGCTCTTTCTTCCTGTTCCCGATACTCACCATTCTTGCGCTTCTGCTTGGTTATCGGGTCTTGTGTAAACGTCTTGGTGTTATGGCAGCTATGACATATTGACTGGTGGTTGAAGTCAGGCCAGAACAACACATCACGGTCACCGTCTATCGGGATAATGTGGTCAACAATGGTGGCAGGGGTGTAGATACTGACTTTCAGGCAAATCACACATAAGGGGTTCGCTTTAAGGTACATCAACCGATACTTACCCCATTGATTGCTATATCCTCGCTCGGTGCGGGTTCCTCGCTTACTGTCCTGCTGTCGTCTGGCTTCCCGCTTGTGCTGCTCACATCGACCAGACGTTACCCGCTCACGACAACTCGGATAACTACACCGTTTCAAAGGTTGCCACGGCATCAGTAGATCCCCACATCACGGTAGACAGACCACAATGACTTGATGGAGAACGGGACTTCTTTAAGTACAATATCTACCGCCATTGCCCGATTCTCATACAGCAAACCGATATAAAGTAAGCAGCCCACCTTGATGGCCGGTGTTAACTCCAACCCTTCATCAAACCGCTTGCCTATATGTTGCTGGCAGACTTCCAATGCAGCCTCGGCATAGCCCTTAAGGAGTGTATCCTCAAGTGTATCGCTTTCATCTATCCGGCAATGTTGCTTGATTTCATCCAATGTTATGAGAGGGTTACTCATCTTTCACCTCGGTTTTTTTAATACTGACCTCTTGCTTCCATGCCTGGCTAAACTCATCGCCACCGTCACGGGGGGAGAGTCCTTCCCGTTCGCGGGCTTCATTCGGACACATGACACCGGATTTAATCGCCGTCTCGTAGCTCTGGAAGCGTTCTTTCGGATTGGCACGAAGCAAATCGGCTGTATCAAACTCGACTTGGTAACGAATGCCGCGTTTCGGTGATGCCATCAGCAAGGCGGCTTTGATTTGCTGTTCAAAGTTGGCCAGCCACGGGCGCATGGTGATAGTCAGAAAAGCGCGGGAGGCTTCACTAAAGTTGCTGTAGGTGCTGTTCGAATACTCTTGCAGAAAGATCGGGCTGACATTGAACATACGGGCGATATCATCAATCGTGAAGCGACGGGAAGCCAGCCACTCGGCATCTTGGTTACTCATGCCTAATTGCTGGTAGTCCATGCCACCTTCAAGGATCGGCGTTTTCCCTGCATTGCGAGCGCCCTTGTAACGTTCTAGAGCTTCCAGTGCCTTAGCGCCTTTTGTACCATCTAACCAATCAGCGGATTTAATCACCCCTGCCGCCATCATGCCGTCTTTCATGATACTGGCACCGTGGCGCTGTTGTGCCAGTCCCAAGCCCAATGTCTCGCGGCAAATGGTGACAGGTGATCGCCCAAGAAAGCCGTCTTCGGTGGCATAGCGTAAATGCAGGATTTCTTCCTGTAAGTAGGTTTTCACCTTGCCGCTATAAGGCTCTGTGATGGTGTATGAAAACCGGTGATCGGATAACCGTTGAGGGACAACCGCTGACGGCGGGTAAGGATGTAACGATTGAGGCTGACCGTCCCGCCCCCAGACAATCACCGCATAAGCATTGCCATTGAGTAAGCAATGACGCATCAACGTGCGTTTAAACTGAAATGGCGTTTGGCAGTCATTCGGGCACTCATTCAGCAAATAATCTACGGGGTGATTACTGAGCCACTCGCGGGATTCTTTGCCGTTCTGGTGCTGAACCCGATAAAGGTAACAAGGCATAGTGGCCACCGCTTCACTAATCACCGTAACAGCGTTCATCACGGCGGGTAAGCCTTCCGCTGTAGACGGTGAAACATGCTCGCCCGATTTGGTGTTAGACACGCCCGCCAGAGAAAGAAATTCATCCATGCTCATACTGCGGGTTTCCGTGTCTTTTCGCTTAAAAGGCCACATAGTTACACCTCGGACAGTTGCAGCCAGTAATGACGCAAATCAGCATGATTAGGCTTGACGGCATTCAGCGAACGTCTGGCAATCTCTACGCCACTTTCAGGATAGGCAGGTAAGCTGGTGATGGTGATTTCCCTCAGTTCCGCTTCTAATACCGTCCTGATATACGGTTCCTGACCAATATCCCACTGATCTTTTAGCGCCCTGAACCCAAAGGACATACCAGAAATATCACCACGCTCAACCAATGTCAGCACATCACGCCCCAATTGGGTATCAGGCGGGGTTAGTTCGAAGCGTAATCCGGTGCTATCTTCGCTAAGTTGCAATGTGCCGGAGGTGGTGCGGCCTAACAGGTTCATGTGATCATGTTCATACAATGCCCTGACATCAGTATTTGCCGTCAAGCTGGCACTAAAGGCATTCGGGGCGAACTGTTCAATAAACTCATCCCACAACACATGGGATCGGCTGTTCCACTTAATCACATAGCCTGTCAGTTTCTTATCACTGGCAGACAGGGAGGCGGTGCGGATTTCAAAATCGTT